AACGCATCCATTTCCAGTCGAAGGATATCCTTTGCTTCAGATACTTTGTTAGTATCAAGTAAACCATATACCTGATTTAAGGCTTCTATTAGAGCGTACTCTCTACCACAATTAACTAAAACCTCATCTATATTTTTCATAAAAATCTCCGTTTCTCCCCGTATAGTCGATAGGTCATCTATAAATTTATTAATTCAGTTATACAGTTGGAATCTCAACACCGAATTTAGTTTTAAATGCTTCTAAAAACTCAGCGTAATCGATTACTCCGTTCTCACTAAATGTGATGTATGATGGGTAATCAGGTATCGACGGATTCCAGTGAGCATATCCTACTAGATATGACACCTCGTATGATATTTCTCCAGCCACATTCTGTATATTGAAGTTTCCTGCTTCACCGTTGAATGTGAAGTTAACCTGCGTCTCTTTAATAAACCCAGGTACTTCATCAACAAACTCATTAGTTACAATTATTTCTTTCATTTTAAATCTCCTTTATGAAATTACTATTTATTATTACACAGAGATAATATATTAGTATTTTTTTTGATATACTAGTATAAAGAAACCCTCCAAAAACATAGGCTTAATATACACTTTGAAAGAAAGGTGAAATACATGGCTAGAAGAAATCGTAAGTTAGATGTAGAGGGTTTATCATCTATAGATTCTGACCGTTCCTTTAAAAAGCAGTTAATTAATATAAATAACTTAATAGGTCAAGCAAACCTATCTTTATATGGAACAGACAGAACTTCTGATGTAGATTCTCTTAATGATAAATTTCAATCTATCCTATCCAATGAACTAACTGGTATTACTGGAAAAGAAGGTAATGATATTACCTCTTTTCTAAGTCAAGTTGTATCAGCGGATAATAAATATAGAGCTGGAGAAGATATACTAAATAATCAGTTCAATGATTTAACTGGTAATGAATATTCTTCTGTGCAATCATTCATTTATGATGCATATAGAAATAGGTTATTACAACAAGCAGATTTACATGAAGTATCTTCACAGTTAATAGAGTTATCAGAAGCTATAATGATAACAAGAGATGCTATCATCTCTGCTGATACTGTAGAAGGAAGATTGAATAGAAGTATTACTTTTGAAAATATAGATGATGATGAAATAGACAACTATAATTCTATAGTAGAAAATATGGAGAATAAGTTCCAACTCTTAGAAAAGATTAAGAACTTTATTATTCCAAAAACTCTGGAGTATGGAGAGTACTATGTATATATAGTTCCATATTCTGAATTATTCAATAAATTCCAACAACAAAAAACAAGGAATGTTACTAATACAGGAATTCTTAGAAGATTTAATGAGTCTACTGTATTAGAAGGATTTAATGATACTAAGAAAGAAAATAAACTCACTGAGTTAGATATGTTCTTAGAAGATTGCTATAATAAATACCATATTAGAGAAAATGGTAAATATAGTGATAAGAAATCTTCTGATAATAGAATTAATAAAGATGAGTTTAAATCAGACTTAAAGAATATTATGGAGAATATTATTATATCAACAGATGATATTCCTATTCCATTTTTAGAAGAAGGATTAGAGTCTATTGAGTATATTAATAATCAGCATAATAGTGTAGTTACTGAAGATAATACTTTATTCAAAAAAGTTATTAAGAATAATAAAACTGATGGTGGAGTTAAGATATCTAAAAAAGGAGAATTTGATGATATTGGTGATTGTTATGTTAAAATGATAGAGCCAACTAAAATTATTCCTATTAAGATAATGAATACTATACTTGGATATTATTATGTACAAGATGAAGATATAACACCATTATCAGGTGCTGTTTCATCTTCTCTTTATTTCAGTAGATTTAATGAACACAGTAGACAGCAAACTATTATTGATAGTTTAGCTGAAAGAGTTGTACAGCAATTCAATAAACCATTCTTAAAAAATAACTTGAAGTTTAAAGAAGCGATAGTAGATTGCTTTAATTATTATAACTTAAACGAGAATAGAGTAAAAATGCAATTTATTCCTGCTGAGTATATAGTAAGATTTAAAATAGATGAAGATATCGATGGTAATGGTACATCTATGATTAAAAAATCTTTATTCTATGCTAAGTTATACTTAATGATTTTATTATTTAAGATTATGAGTATTATTATGTATAGTAATGACCAAAAGATTAACTATATAAAGCAATCAGGATTAGATAAGAACTTAGCAAATAGAGTTCAAGAGATAGCAAGATTACAACAATCAAGACAGATTAATATTTCTGATTTATTCTCTTATACTACTCTTATTAATAAAGTAGGTAATGGTAATGCAGTTTATATGCCTACTGGTAGAAGTGGTGAAAGACCTATAGAAACAGAAATCTTATCAGGTCAAGATGTTCAATTAAATAATGACTTGTTAGAGATGTTAAAGAATGCATATATAACAGGTACTGGTGTACCAGCTGCTATTCTTAACTACCTTAATGAAGCAGATTATGCAAAGACAGTAGAACAGAATAACTCTAAGTTTAATGCAAGAGTTATAAATTATCAGTTAGACTTTAATCCTATTATCACTGATATGTATAAGAGGATAATGAAATGGTCTACTAATATAGGTGAAGAGAAAATAAGTAACTTTAATTTTACTCTTACACAACCAAGGTCAGCTACTGCTAATGCTAAAGCAGAATTAATAAGTCAGTTTAATACAATGGCTGAATTCTTAACAGGATTATTATATCCAGACCCAGGTCAGGCAGAAAATCCTGATAGCTTAAATGCAGAAATGAGAGAATTCAAGAAATTGTATGCTAGAGAGCAATTACCAATGATAAACTTTGATGATATTGAAGAAATGATAAATAAAGCTGCGTTAATTAATAAAGAAAGAAAACTCAAACCAGATCCAAAGAATGGAAATGATGGAGATGATGATGGATTAGAAGATGACAGCTTAGATGATTTACATATGTAAATAATACTAAATACTAGAGGAACATAGAAAATTCCTCTAGTATTTATTTATTCTCAAAAGTACTGTATAGTAAAATAATAAATAAGGGAGATATAATATGAAATATGATATAGTTACAGTTTATAACTGTATAAGTGAAAAAACTAATTTTATTGCTGAAACAACTGAGGATATTAAAAATCTTAAACAGGATTTAGAAAAAGAGGAAAGAAAAGTCGATATTGCTACAGTTCAATATTCAATATTAAAATCTTTAATTGGGTTACATGAAATGGTATTGTATATTGGTGATATTAAAACAGATAGAAGCCAGGACGAATATTTGATACATCAAATAATAACTGCAAGAATATTAACTACATATCTATCATCCAAGTATGAAATAACTGATGATTATACATATATGGTCAGTGAAGTTATTGGTGAAGATATTTTTAAACACTTAAATTTTGAAGTATATGATGGTATGTTATTTAAGCATTATGCTACAATCACATATAGCTCAGTATGTGAATTGGTTAAATTTAAACCATATATAGCAGAATCAGATGCTGATATCTTCTCAATGGTTGGTTCTATCATCAAATTAATACCAAATGGTGATGTAAGTTACTTTAAGTTTGTTTATAATGATGTAACGGGTGTAGTATATACAAGTAGAAATGATAAAGGTATTAATAGTCTTGTATTAGTATACAATAACACATGTGCATTTTTTGATACCGATAATGGAAAATCTGTATTAGAGTTCCAATATGATAATATGGTATATGGAAAATTAATATCCCATATACTGGATACCTTGAATAATAAATGATGTATTGTATATCGATATAATCAATTTTAATATATTGATTATATCGATTACTATTTATATGTAACCTAATAATATTTATGTAATAAAGGAGATTAAAAAATGTTTGATTTGGACGAGTTATATGATGAGGCGTGTAATACTGAATGGGTATTAGATGCGTTAGATGATTCTAAGAAGTTCTATACTAATGTATTGAGCAATAGTGTAGGTGAAAGGAACAGGGTTTGTCATGATGCAATAGATAATATTGATAAAACTATTGAAATGGTTCACAAACATAACCCAGGAATTGATGCTATTAGCGGTATATTATGTGCTATTAATAGTTGGAATTCTGCTGATGCAGATATTATGGTAGCTTATTCTGGAAAAAGATACGTCTTAAATAATACTTTGAGTGTATCAGAGTATGGTATACTTGACATGTATAATCGTGACTTATATTATTTAAAATCTTTCGTAGCAGTACTTGGAGAGTATAGTAATACTATAGAAGATTTTGATAAGGTTTCTTACGATGATAGTAATGATATGACATTGATTAAAAACTTTAATAATGTTGAGGAACTTGATCTAGAAAAGGCTCAGAACGTTAGTAAGATACTATCTATTACAAATAGACTTTACACTTACTATGATGAGTCATTAAAGATGTTACCGTAATATAGTTTAAATTAATAAAGGAGATTTTAAAAATGAATGAAACAACAAAAGCAATACTTGATGATTACAATGCTCAGATAGAAGCAACTGGTGCAGTTATGAAGTATTTTATTGAAAAGAAGAGGAAATTTATGGAGAAGAATAATATTGTTGATGATAAGAAAGAAGGTATGGGTATGGATGAATTTATTAAAGAATTGGCAAACAGTTATGGTTATGAATCATTTGATGATATGAGCGATGATGAGAAGTATGCAGCTCTCACAATATGGAGAGATCATATTAAAGCTAATCTAGAGGACATTATATGAATTTAGAAGAATTTAACAAACTATGTGATGATTTTTTAAAAGAATATTATATAGGTGTACCGTTTGAAGAATATGATGTATCAAGCAAATACAATATTATGATATTATATGATTTAGTATTAGCTGTTAAAGAATTCTCTAACTCAGAAAAAGGTATATCTGACATTGGTAAAATACATAAGGTT